CTGGAAACTTCCAAATCTCCGTTGGACCAGCATACTTCTTCATAATCTTAGTCATAGAGTCCTCAATTTCGCTCTTCATGGCTACGAAGGATGGGCGAGTTTCATTTTCACCTATAGCCATAGTCTCTGCTATACTGCGCAGAATGCCTATTCCGAATGCTTCTCCGTTTACTGGGTTCCAGCAAAAATGAATAATGCGACCGGAGTCTAGGACATTGCCTCCATATCGAAAAGTCTGCTTAAAGCCTTGCACTTCACCATACTGATCTCTATTGATATTGTCTATACTTGTTATTGGCAAAAGCCTAAGACTTTCCAGTTTCTCAGGCTCAATCTTTTCCCAAAAACAGTTACCATAAGCCACAATCTCTCGAGCCGTCTTCTGCAATAACCCATCCAAGTTAACTGAGGCATTAAAGTCATCGACAATCTTCTTCGCCTTATCATCCTCTGCAGTCGTGTAAAAGCCCATGCCCACCGCTTGATCTGCTAAGAAGTCAACAGCAGCTCTAGCAGCAGGGTCACAAACATAAATCTCAACCAAAGTCTCAAACGAAACCGAAGGCTTCTCTCCTACTTTCGATGACCATGCAGACACTAAAACGCCTTGACTTTCTGCCACTCTTTTTCGGCGAAAACCATCGAAAATTCTGCGAAAGAAACTCATCTCGCCACAACAGCTATGGTTTCATTTCTTTTTGTTTTGTCTCTGTTGTGAATCCATTCTTCTATTTCTGGAAGTTTCGTTGGCCATCCTAAGGCTTTGAGTTCGGTTAGCATTTTGTCTGCTTGGACGAAGTTCTGTTTGGCTGATTTTAGAGAAGCATAAACTGCCGGAGGGTCTAAGCTAAGCTTACGTGCTATTCTGTACGCTGAGTAACCTTGGAGGTATAGTTTGAGAACTTCGAACATTTGTTGTGTTAGGCGCAAGCTTATCGTGTTTTAAGGGTCATTCATTCTATTTATGGCTTATTAGCAGTTCGTTTCAACAAAATGAACTATTAATAACCTCTTTTTACTTCCTAAGCCCATTTTCGATTTGAGTTGGCTATTTATGCCATGGGAACAGACTGAAGAGTTTATTCGCAGTGGACATCGCAGCCCAGACGACTTTCAGCCAGACAGTCTGAGAACTATTACCATCAGTGAAGAAGAAGGCATCAAAGCCATCGTTGGCAAGCCAAAAGGTCAAGACACGACTGAAGTGCAATCCTATCTTTTTGCGATTGATAAAGGCTGGACATTGGAGAAGGCTAAGACATGGTTTGAGCAGCATCAGCCCAAGCGCGAACACGTGTCTATGTTGACCCCTTTCGTCATTGTGAAAGAAAGTCTCTTGGTTAAGCCTTTGAAAACCCGTGGCATCGCTATGGTTGCTGGCATAAGTCGAAACTTCAACATTTACACTGAAGAGGAACTTCAGGCATTTGCCAAAAAGCTAGTAGGCTCACCTGTATATTTTGAGCATGTTTCAGCAACGAATGCTGTAGGCAAAGTCACCAAGACAGAGTGGAACCCAGAAAGCAGAATCCTATTCTACGAGGCTGAAATCCACGACGAAGAAACAGCAGAGAAGATACGTCGCGGCTTGATTCAGCATGTTTCTGTAGCCGCAGACTATGAACGCCTAGATGTTATAGACGGCAAAATCCCACATAGCTTGAGCAACGCCGAGTTAAGCCTAGTCGCTGTCCCAGGCATACCCGGCACGAACATTCAAGTTGCAGAGGCATTGGATACAACTTTTAAAGAATTAGTCAGAAGCACGGTGAAAGAAGTTTTGAAGGAACAAGAAGACGAACGTGCTAAACTTAGGAAGGCACAACTTGAAAGAGCACAAAAATGTGGTATCGCACCCAAGGAAGACGGAAATCTAACCAAGCCCTCAGAATATGAGAAAATTCCAGACGACCAATTTGCCGATCTAACAAATTACCGTTATCCAGTTGATGCTGAGCATGTGCAGGGTGCCTTGACGTATCTTAATCAGCCTGACAACCGCCGAGACTATTCTCATGAAGAAGCCGTAAAAATTATGGCGAAGATAGTTCAGTCGGCTCTGAAGAATGGCATCGAAGTTTCCTATCAAAATGAAGACCCTGTCTATCGTGACTTGCCCGAAGATTTGAAGGCGAAAATGGAGGGGTATGAGCAAAAGGGTGAGTCTGTAGGCGAGTCTAAGAAACCGACTGGGCAGGGCATTGTTGTGCCACAAGAGCCTGAATCTGAGCCAGTGGATTTGACCAAAGTCAAGTTGCGTGACGTTATGGAGGGTTTTTCATAGTTACCACATGAAGGTAACAAAATCAAAACATTTGGAGGAAAAAATGGAAAATGACGGATAAGTGGCCTGACGAAGAAGGTTTCATTAGCGAAGGCGAAATTGTTTCGCTTTTCAAAGCAACTGGAACCATAACAAAGGGTAAACTTGTCTACCTGACAGGCGATTTAGAAGTTCAGCAAGCAGTCTTAGATTGTGATCCGATAGGCGTAGCACTGAAAGACGGCGTTAGCGGCGACTATGTGCCCGTATGCATTCATGGCGTCTGCAAGGTCTTAGCTGGTGCTGCGATAACTCGTGGGAAGGCTATCAAAAGCGACGCAAACGGCAAAGCAATTCCACTATCTGATCAGGCAGTGAACGAAGGTGGAGCAGGAACATACACAATCTACTACGCTCGCAAAGCTGGAGTAGCATTGCAGGCAGCAGCTGCAGACGGCGACTACATTCTGGCTTTCATTTGCAAGTAGGTGAAATGAAAATGGCAAAAACAGATCTAGCCGTAAAAAGGCTTGAAGAGAAACTTAAGACACCGTTCAGTGGCAAACCCTTGACAATTCTGCAAACTGAGCTAAGGCAAAAAATGGCAGAAGCACTAAAGGACAAGCGTTTGGCTGAACTTTTGCTTTCTGATGTTAGTCAAGCAACTGCAAAGGTCTTAGATGTTGTTTGGGAGGCGGCTAAACCTAACCTTATCGGTAGAGAACTTGCAGTTGTTGTCGCTCAAGACTTGCCAAGCCTAAAGGTTCCGAGGGCTAAGTTAAGCAAGGCATATGAAATAGCTGAGGGCGCCGAAATCCCAGTAGGCACAGAAGACTATGACAGTGTGACTTTGACGCCTAAGAAGTATGGTGTGCGTCCATTAATCAGTAAGGAGATGATTGAAGACGCTGAATGGGATGTAATAGAGTATCAGTTGGCTGAAGCTGGCAGAGCAATGGCAGACTTGGAAACTGAGAAAATTATCAGCGAAATGATTTCAGATGCGGGCAATAGTGTGGCTGCTGGAACGGGTGGAACCTTAGCATATGCAGATGTCGTGAACATACTCAAAGAATGCTTAATAGATGACTTCGCACCCGATACTTTGGCAATTCATCCTAGCGAGTTTGCTGACTTACTGAAAGATGCAGCTATTCAGAAGGCTATGGATTGGGGCGGTCCAGCTGTCGCTCCTACTGGAAGAATTGCTAACTTGCTAGGCATGCGTGTCCTAGTTTCAACAAAAGTCACTAGCGGAACGGCATTAGTCATAGACAGCAAACATGCGGGTGTCTTATTCATTCGCAGAGATGTCACGGTAGAAGAGTATGAGGATCCAGTGAAAGACCTAGCAGGAGTCGCAGTAACTGCTCGTTGGGTATATGACACACTAAGAGCTAACGCCATTGGCAAAGTCACAAACTGCTAGCTACCCCTTCTTTTTCTCTTCCTAGAGGCTAACTGAATGGTCTTAGATAACGAGCAGCTTGAAAAGCGGATAGAAGACCTTGAGAAGAGAGTAGAAGCCTTAGAAAAATTGTCGACCAAGAAGGCTAGAGTGTAATGTTCCATGAAAGATGATGAACGAGACATTCTTCGCAAAACCATTTTGGAGCTTATCATGAAAGGACATATTCATTATACGGATATTGAGAAAAAAGCGGTTGCAACATGCCTAAGCTTCGCAACATCAAACACAGTCAGAAAACAATTCTACCACTACCTGCTTCCAAATGGTTATGTGGAACGCGTCAGTCGAGGAGTCTACAAAATCACATCAAAAGGCGAAAAACTCTTAGAAATCCTGGATTAGAGTTAGCGCGCTCTATTATGGTGCCCTTTGAATTCTTTTCTGTAATGCCTTCCAGGAACTTGTGGTCAGGAAACTTTCTTCCATGTTGCGAACCATACGCTCGAACTTGCGCATGGGTACAGAAAACGAAAGTGTGTTCTCAGGAATACGGCGGCGCGCTGAAACATCAAACAATCCTATGACAGCTCTTGGACGGACAGAGTCTTTCTCAAGAAAGGGATACAGCACAATTGAGATACACCCTGAACCCCTGGGGGTGAAAACAACGTTGAGTTCTGTTTCATCAAAATT